GAGATGATGTCTCCGCGCCTTACATCTATATCAGCTTCGCCTGCTGCCGAGATAGCTGCTTGGACAGATGTAGGATCAGGGTCATCAGAGAAAAGACCGCCAAGTGCGCCACCAACAATCCCGCCGACAAATGAACCTATGCCGGGGATGAAGCTGCCAGCGATAGTGCCAAGGGTAGAGCCGATATTGGCTTCTTGGGTTCCGCCACCCAATTGGCTGCCAATGAAGCCTCCAGCAATACCAGACAAAGATGTGACAGAGCCAGCGGCATCTGCTATGCTTGAGCCTCTCCCTGTAAGTAGTCTAGTCCCGGCTGGAGCGCCCGGCCCCGGAGATATACCCTGACTAAGCCCTAGTGCCTCTCCAATTCCCGACCTTCCGAAGTTAGCAGCAATCTGTCCACCAGACCCAGCCTGTCCGAATGCGCCGAGCAAGTCGCCTGCGCCGCCTCCTGAAAGAAGCTGACTAGCGCCGCCGAGAATATCTCCAGCACCGCCCACAACCTGCTGCGTGATCGGAATAACAATCTGCTGTCGAATAGCCGCAGCGGCCATGTCAGCGAGTGTGCGCTTGAAGATGTCAAAGATGCCATCTGCTAGATCACCAAAAGCATCTATACCATCGTCAAAGATATTGAAGAAAGCGTCTGAGAACTCGCCTTCGATGCTATCTGCTACACGCTCAAACTCCCTTGACATCTCTTCAGCGCCCTTAGAGGCTTGCTCAGTGGCATCAGGTATTTTGCCAAGCTCTCCGGGGATTTGTGGGATAACTCCTAGCGTTTCTAATAGAGAATCACTTAGATCGTCAGCGCCAGACTCAATCTCAGGTAATACATCGTTACCTGTTTTTACCCCTTCGTCGTTAGTCTCTCTGAACCTGTCGGCTACAAGTCTTAGCCTATCTGCCAAATCATCACTAGTGCTGGTCGAGTCTTCAAGCGCCTGCTGATACTGATTCTCAACCTGAACGCTGTCCATCCTCTGAGATTCAATCTCTTCTATTTTAGAGCGAACTCTCTCAAGGTCTGAAATTGCAGTCTGTGTGACCGGGTGAGTATCTGGATGGCTGTCTATCGTTGCTTGCAGTCTTTCTTCTTTCTCCTGCAAACGAACAAGCGCCTCGCCAGTATTTTCATTAAACCTGTCGACAAGCGCCTGTACAGTATTAAAGGCACCCGCCAAAAGAGTACCGATGACCATGCCCTTCTTTCCAAAAAGGACACGACCTAATATGCCTGCACCTAACGGGCCAGAAATCTCATCGCTTGCCTGTACAACTGTTGCCATGCCATCAACAATGGTTGCAAACAGCTCCCTGACTTCTGCTTCATTTTCTTCAGCAAATCCAAGAAAAGCCCTTTGAAACTCTGTCCTGACATCCCCAAATAGTTGGTCTAATTCATCTCTGATGCGAGATCCGGATTCAACTAAATCATCTTCTAAGATTATGGCGCTATTTCTAAGATCTTCAATGGCTCCTGTGCCTTCTCCGATTGCTGCCGCCAGCCGAGGGCCAGCATCCTCACCGAATGCTTGTGAAGCGAGTGCTGCACGGCGGGAGTCGTTCTCGATAGTCCCAAGTCGAGTAATAAGATCATCAAGCACTTTTTCTGTGGCTCGACTGCTCCCACCCGCTGTTTGTAGGGCAATCCCAAGTTGCTCAAAAGTATCTTTAGCAGCGCCGCCACCATCAGCGGCCAAACCTAGACGCCGGTTAAAACGACGAAGAGCCGCGTCCACTTCTGTGTTAGTTGTACCTGCCAACTGACCAAAAGCGAATCGCAGCTCTTGCAATGTGCTAGCTGATACGCCAGCAGTCCGAGATAGGTTGTCAATCTGGTCTGCCGCATTCAGAGAAGCGTTTGCAAACCTCACCATGCTGCCTACTACAGCAGATATTCCAAGCGTGGCAAATAGCCCTTTTAGGTTTCCTAAAGAGGAGCCAAGCCGCCTAGAAGATTTGTTCGCTCCGTCTACCTTGCGCCCAAACTTATCCGTATCCCCAGCAGCCTTCCTGCCGCTGCGAGAGAACTTATCAAGACGGTCTTGTGCGGTCTTGACTTGCCGTGAATCAGCTTCTATTTGCAGTCGTGCTACGTCTACCACGTTTGTCCTTCCTACGTTGCGCGATGGCCTTGAAAGTCTCTGTGACCTTATCAGCCACTTTCTGTCTGTCCATATGCTCAGGATCGACCCAAGGCGGTGGACACTTAGCGTCTTTTGATTTTAGTTGCTGATCTACGAAGCAAGAAGATAGGTGTCTGACTGCGTAACTCTCTTTAGGCTCTAATTCCAGCCCCATCAGCTCCTGCCAATGGTGAATGGTCTGCCAGTCAAGAGGAACTGGCCCCATGCCTCCTTGGGCACTAGGGCCAGCTTCAAACACCCAGTCGATTATGTAGCCAAGGTCGCCACGATCCGGCATTGCACCTTCGTAGCCTTCTCCCCTTGGCCTAGACTGTTTTTCGGGAGGGGTAGCTAGGTAAGCCTGAAACCTTATATAAGTCTCAGCAACCCCTAGCTGTTCGTAAAAAAATTAGATCGGTCAGACTGGAACTCTTCAACCTGCTCTGCAAGCCAAGGATATTCCTTGTAAACCTCTCGAATGTTACTTTCCTTGCACTCAAGCTCTCCTTCGTCAAGCTCGATACCACCCCAGTCAAGGGTCAGGGCTACGCGAGTCTCAAGTGCTTCCTTCTCCAGCGTCTCAATGTCGATGTCCTTGCCTCCGCGCTTGCCACGGAAAAGACGCTGAATCTGCGCTCGACGCTGTTTGGCTAGCTTGGAGTCTGGCCCTGCCACTTTAATCCAAGCGTCAGTATCCACCCCAGAAACAGGGTGGGTTACATACATGACTGCGCCTTCGTTCGAGCCTTCTACACTGTTAAAGTCGTTCAACTTCATAATATAAACCCCCGGTATGGTTTATTAGCTTCAATATACCACTAGCCAGAATTAGCCAAGGTAGGAGTCAAATCGGAAACCTGTCGAAATCAGGTAGAGTTGTCTGCTTCTGGAGTAAAGAATGTTTATGGAAGATGACTGTTATAGATTAACTAAAAATAATATATAATTATTTATCAGTAGTTATGTAATAACACTGTTTCTATAAACAGTATAGCACACTTTTTACCAGAATGCAACCCCTCTATCTAATTAAGCAGCAACTTCGATAATGTCGTTCGTGATCTCAAGGCTGACTGATGCAGTTGTGATCTGATCGACACTGCCGACGTTAGTGGTGTAGCTCATTACCTGAGCCTCGAAATACAGCTCTGTGCCATCCTGAAGGGTGACGTTGAAGCTGTAGTTATCGTCGCTATCGAGAGCCTCCTGAAGAACGGTCTGGCCTGAATCCCCCGGAACCCGTGCTACGGTCATGGCAACGGTGCCATCGTTGTAGCTGCCCTTACGCTTGACCGTTCGACGATCTCCAAGTGGGTTGTGGGTTACGGCTGCATACTCGCGGCCAAACTCACCAAGGTCTGTAACCTCTCCGATAAGGTCGAATACTAGGGCACCGAAACCACTTGCGTCATAGCTTGTTGCGGCGTCGGCGGTAACCCCGATAGTAGTACCTGCTGATGTAAATGCGTCACTCATTAGTTAATCCTCTTAGGCTGCCGCTTCGACTTCTACGATGTCGTTAGTGATTTCTAGTGAAACGCTGGCTGTGGTGATCTGGTCAACAGAGCCTACGTTGGTGGTGTAGGACATTACCTGTGCTGCGAAGTACAGAGTCGTTCCGTCCTGAAGCTCTACCTCAAAGTAGTAGCTATCGTCTGAGTCAAGAGCAGTCTGGAGTTCAGTCTGTCCTGCGTCTCCGGGTACACGAGCGACAGTCATTGCGACCGTGCCGTCGTTGTATGATCCCTTGCGCTTAACAGTGCGGCGATCCCCAAGAGGGTTATGCGTTACTGCACTGTACTCGCGTCCGAACTCACCCAGATCAGTTACCTCGCCAATCAGCGTGTAGCTGAGGCTTGGAAGACCGTCAGTGGTGTTATCGTCGTAATTGGTTGGGGCTGTGCCTGTAAGGCCAATAGTAGTTCCTGCGGAAGTAAATGCGCCTGATGCCATTTCTTATCTCCTAACTTGATAGGTTACGAATAGTTGTTGTTAGATCGTTTTCAAATGATCGTACTGCGTTGTTTATCCAAAGACGGGGCTGTTGATAAGACCAGCCTTCAAACTCTAACCGGTACATATAAGGTACGCTGTTAGTTAGGTAAACCAAGTTACCTGCCACATTTCCATCTAGCTTGCTCAGCTTGCTAATGGAACTCTCCCGCGACTCTGTTACGGTAGTATCAGGTGCCCCCACTGAGGGCATCCAGTTTGCTTTAGCCTTACCAGGAACGTATCCGGGCGGTGGCTTTGTTTTCCAAGTGCTTGGGTTGCCTACTGGCGTTTCTTCAATAATCTTTCCAAACAAGGCTTTAGTGCTTTGCTCTGCAACATCCTCAACCTTTTGCCCCATCTTATCTGCAATCTCTTTCATCTGCTTAGAGAAGTTTTCTGGGGAGTATTGATTAGCCATGAGTGTGGAAGTACCTCCAGTTTATTGTTACGGGTAGAAGGTACTCTGAGTCGGTTGAAACGCCAGCGTTAAAGTTGATCTCTTCAATGAACAAGTTTGGGATCGGCTCGCTTACTGCTCGAAAGTGTGCAGCGATCTTGTCTGCCATATTTTCCGCTTCTGCTGGCCCTTCATTAGCTGGCGCGTAGATGTTAACGCTGTAGACACCCGGTGTGTTCTGTGCCCTGTTGAAATTATACATAACGCCGTCAGCAGGCATGTTCATAACTACAAGGTATAAGCCTTCTGGCGGATCAAAGTTCACATTAGGGAATGCGATTGGAGGTGCGTCCTGCATGGCAAAGATGCGCTGGTCTAGTGCCGATGTTACTTCTCTAAACATCTTAGTTCCTTACCTGCGCTTCTGTGTAAAGCTCAATGCCTGCTGGGTTGAGAGGCCGTGCTATTACTACTCG